ATGCTGCGCGACGCGACGCAAATCACTCTGTTCGAACTGCTGGGGAGGAGCCGTATCCCGCATGAGTATCACAAAGCGGAGAACGTGCTGACCATGACGGACACCAGGAGCCGGATCATCTTCCGGCCCCTGGACGATTACGAACGGCTGCGGGGAACGAATCTGGCGTGGTTCGGGCTGGACGAGTTGACGTACACGGCGGAGGAAGCGTGGTTGCGCTTGGAAGGACGACTTCGAGATCCGCGAGCGAAGCGGTTGTGCGGCTTTGCGGTCTGGACTCCGAAGGGCTTCGACTGGGTCTACCGGCGGTTCGTGGAAAACCTGGTGGAGGGCTACGAGATGACCCTCGCCGCGCCATACGAGAACCGTTATCTGCTCGACAAAGTGCCGGACTACTACGAGCGGCTGAAGCGGAGTTACGACGGCAGGTTCTTCGAGCAGGAGGTGCTCGGGAAGTACCTGAACGTGAGCGAGGGTCAGGTATACCACACCTTCGAGCGAGCCAGAAACGTGGCGGAAATGACCCTGGATGCGACACTGCCGCTGCGGTGGGCTCTGGACTTCAACGTGGATCCGATGTGTTCGGTGATCGCGCAGATGCGGGATGGCGTGGTTCACGTTTTGGATGAGATGGTGATGAGCCGGTTGAGTACGCCACAGGTTTGCGAGCAGTTCCTGCACCGGTACGGGCGCCATCCGGCGGGGGTGACGATTTACGGGGACGCGTCGGGATCGCGACGACAGACGACTGGGTCAAGCGACTTCGAAATGATGCGCGAGGTGCTTTCGAAGAGCAGCATGCGGTGCCTCGGTTTCCGCGTCCCAAGGGCAAACCCGGAAGTCAGGGAGCGGGTGAGCTTGGTGAACGCCATGCTGCGATCGGCGCAGGACGAGAGCCGACTGTTCATCCACCCACGATGCCGGGAGTTGGTGGTTGACCTGGAGCAGGTATGTTACAAGCCCGGCAGCTCGGTAATCGAAAAAGACCGAGACCCACGACGGACGCACCTTTCCGACGCGCTGGGGTATTTGGTGTGGCAGGAATGCAGGCCATTGGGACGGGCAGGGGAGCGCGGGGAGCGGCTTGTGTGAGGGGAGAGGCCGCACTCCAGCGCGCATTTTTCGATAGCCGGGCATCGACATGATTGTCGATGCGGCAAACAAGAGTGTTCACGCCACCTCGGGTTGGGGCAAGGAGAAGACAGTGCGAGAAATCGATAGGGAACACCCGGACTACACGCTGAAGAAGGCCACCTGGAAGAAGTACAGGGAATTGTACGCAGGGGGCGACCAGTTCAACGCGAATGCGAGCGAGTACCTCGTAAAGAGGCACCGGGAACCGCTGGACGTGTACTACGAGCGCCTGCAGCGAGTCTTCTACGAGAACTACCTGGGGTCCATCGTGGACTGGTACGCGGCCACGCTATTCCGGCGCGAGCCGGTCTTGACGTTCGACGGAGCCAACGAAGCCGGGAAGGCGTTCTACAACGAGTTCGTCGAAAACTGCGATTCGAAGGGCACCTGCCTGGCCGACTTCTTCCGGAAGGTTCTGGTGGAGGCGATGGTGTGCGGGACGGCCTATGTGCTGGTGGACTTCCCCCGCGCGAAGGACCCCGTGCTGAACCGGGCGCAGGAGGAAGCCGCCGGATGCTCGAGAGCCTACCTGGTGGATTACGGCGCACAGGAGGTCATCAACTGGAGCTACGACGACAGACAGAATCTCGAATGGGTCGTGCTCCGGACATCCAGCCTGCGGCAGCGGACGCCCGAGGACGGCGAATGGGTGCGCGAGACGAAGTGGTTGTATTACGACAAAGAAGAATTCAAGACGTACCGGCGATTTGAGGGGAAGAATGAGTCCGGGCGGCCACAACTGACCGACCAGGGACGCCACGGCCTGGCGAGGCTGAAGCAGGTTCCGGTATTCCAGTTTCAGACGAACGAGGGATTGTGGCTCGCCAACAAAGCCGCTTCGCTGCAACTGGAGCACTTCAACAAATCGAACGCGCTGAGCTGGGCGTTGACGATGGGGTTGTTCGCGTCGCCGGTGGTTTACTCCGACCGGGAATGGAAGCAGATTGTGGGAGAGTCCTACTACATCCAACTGGGGCCCGAAGACCGATTCGGATGGACGGAGCCAGAGGGGCACGTCTACCAGATCGCGGCGGACAACCTGACCCGCCTGAAGGACGAAATCTACAGGGTCTGCTACCTGATGACGCAAGCGGGCGGCGGCCTGTCGAGCGGCTCGCAGCAGTCAGGCCTGAGCAAGCAAAGAGATTTCACGATCACACAAGAGGTCCTGCGGTCGTACGGCGATGCGGTTAAGGACACGCTGAAGCGCGTGCTGCGGTCGATTGAAGCGGCCCGGGAGGACGGGCTGGCGATCAACGTGTCGGGGTTAGNNTTAGACGAGTTCGACATCGGCGATTTCAGCGGCGAACTGGAAGACGCCATCAAGCTGCTGGGATTGGGGATCGGGTCGAAGACGCTGCGCAAAGAGGTTTTGAGAAAGCTCGCGCTCAAGTACCTGTGCGACGTGCGCCAGGAAACCAAGGACCAGATCGTCGGCGAGATCGACCACTGGTGCGAGAAGTCATAGGACAAAGGAGGCGAAGGATGGAGCAAGAACCCAAACAAGCCGCGGAGACGCCGTCGGAAGGGGGGACGGACATCCGCGGGGTGGTCCGCGAGGTGATTGAAGAGTATGCGCGGAAGGAAGCCGCCAAGGCGGAACCCGCGTATAGGAACGAACTCGTGGAAGAGCGAAAGCGCAGGGAACAACTGGAGCGGCGGGTGAATGAACTGGTCCAGGAGAACCTGCGGAGCAAAAAAATCGCCGAAGAGGCGGAGCGGAACTCGACGATCCGGGCGGAACTGCAGCGGCTGGGGGTTGCCAAAGTGGATCTGGCATTCAAGGCCGTCAAGGACGACGTTCAGCGCACGGAGGACGGGCGGCTGGTAGGGACCGGCGAGAACGGAGCATTGAGCCTGCGCGACTACCTGACCCATTTCGTAAACGAGAATCCGGAGTTCCTTCCGGCGCGAAACCTGGGCGGATCGGGAGTGATGAGCGGTCCACGGAGCACGCTGGCGGCGAGCCATTCGGTGGATCTGGACAAGATCAAACCTGGAATGAGCCCCGAAGAGTTGGAGCGGGTGCGCCAGGAAATCGCACGGATTGCTTCCCAGGCACTCAGCGGCCAGTAAGGCGCAGAGTGGCAGCGGAAGATAACACAACGCCCTGAGCTCAGAGGCGGAATTCAATTGGACAGGAGAAACTAAGTGCCAGCATTAACATCCGCAAATGTGGCTAATGCGATTGTCAAGTTGGTGGCGGTCGATGCTTTGCCCGCCCTGATGGGGAACCTTGTCATGGGAAACCTGGTCAATCGCGACTTCGAACCGGCGCTGGGAGAAGCCGGCGACACGGTGAACGTGCCGATCCCGCCCGTCCTGGTTGCCCACAACCTGGCCGAAGGCGACGCGGTGCAAACGCAGAACGTCAGCCTCGGAAACGCGCAGATCGTGCTCAGCACGCACGCAGAAGCGACGTTCCAGATTCCGGACATCACCAAGGTTCTGGCGGTGCCGGATCTGCTCAAGCTGTACATGCAGCCGGCCCTGGTGGCTTTGGCCGAGAAGATCGAGAGCGACCTTATGGGGCTGTACGCCGGCTTCACCACGAACGCCGCGGTGGGCAGCGCCGGGTCGGCGATCAGCGAAGGGACGGTCGACTCGGCGGAGACGGAGCTATTCGAAGCGAAGGTGCCGGCGAGCGAGGCGAAGTATCTAGTGGTGGATTCCGCCACTTACTCGCAACTGCGGCAGATCCCGCGCTTCAGCGAGTTCCAAACGGCAGGGGACGCCGGTCTTCGGGCCATCATTGAAGGCTCGGTCGGGAAGCTCAAGGACTTCTATGTTTTCCGGTCGCAGTTTGTGAAGAAGACCGGGAGCGGTCCGACCACGACGCACAACCTGGCGTTTGCCCGGAGTGCGTTGGGATTGGTGGTCCGCCGGCTGCCGCAGCCATTGCCGGGGACGGGCGCCATTGCCGAATACGCCGAGATCGGCAACTTCGGCATGCGCATCGTGATGAGCTACCAGCCCAACACGCTGGCCCAGCAGTTTACGGTGGACGTGCTGTACGGCACAGGCGTGCTGCGCAATTCGTTCGGCGTGCAGGTGAATAGCTAGCAGTGGAAGCGGGCTGTTGAATGGGTTAGGACAGGCGAAAGCGCCTGTCCTACCACAGCGGGCGAGGAGCGGAAATGAATCTCAAAGCGTATTACCAGCAACTTCGACAAACTGAGGCGAACCTCACGAATCCGGACGTGGTGTTGGTCAGCCTCGCGACGCCGAATGGCGGGCGGGCAGGCGTACCCACGGAGGTGCCGCGCGACATCGCGGCAAAGATGATGGTCGACGGAAGCGCGCGACTGGCGACCGAGACTGAGGCGCAGGAGTACCGAGTGAAATGCGAGGAAGCCTGCCGCGCGGCAGAGCAGGCGTCTCTGGCGAGCCGGATACAAGTTACGGTCCTGAGCGAGCCAGAGGCTAAGAGGCCAACAGGCGGGTCCAAGGGGACAAAGGGGCAGTAAGAGATGGCACTATTCACTGACGGGGCACCCTCGTCTCTCGAGGAACTGAGGGGCTACGAAAGCGGATTGTACGATGTCGCCTCGATCGAGGGCATCGACTTGTCCCAGAAACTGGTTCTGGCACATCAGGAACTGGGGGTGGAACTGACGGCGCGATTCTTTGCGGAGCAGCCTGAGAAGCTCGGGCGTGTCGTCGTTACTCAACCTCTTCACCTGTGGCACATCTTCCAGAGCCTGGCTCTTACTTACAGGGATGCATACAACAGCCACCTCAACGATCGTTATCTCGGAAAATGGCGGGAATATCAGCGGATGGCCAACTGGGCCAGCCGGAGCCTGTTCGAAACAGGGGTCGGATTCATCGGGGAACCGGTGCCGAAGGCGGCAGCGCCGACGGTGCGCGCAGTCAGCGGCCAGGGTGCGGCTGCGATGTACTGGGCGTGGGTGGCATGGGTGAGCGAGCAGGGCGAGGAAGGCTGTCCCAGTGAACCGGCCGTGCTCGCGGCAGCACAGGGGACGGTGCTGGAGGTGGAGGCCGTCGAGGCGCCGGCGAATGCGAGCGGCTGGAACGTCTACGCCGGCCTGTCGATCGAGGACAGCCGGCTGCAGAACGAGCAACCCATTGCGATCGGCGCAAGCTGGAGGCTGCCGCCCGCAGGCTTGGCCGCAGGGAGAAAGGCCGGCAACGGTCAACAACCGTCTTCCTACGAACGAATCAACCGCGTGTTGCAGAGGGGGTAACAGGCGTGGCTCAAGTTGCTAACAATAGCTCAGGCCGGCTGGCGGCCATCCTGAACGGCCCGACGGGGCTCGCCAACAGTCTGGCGGCAATCTCCAGCCGGGAGAACGTGAAGCTCGGCGAGATCACGCCCCAGCGCATCTTGCCGCAAAACGTGGCGCCGGAACTAGCCGAGCGGACGGCGGGGGTCAAGTACCCGGTCTACTACGTGTTCTGCGAGAAATTCACGAACCAGCTTCGGGAGAAGTTCCGGACGTTTTCGGGCAAGGCCCGCCTGGTGGTGGACGTGCGCCTGACGCACGAACATCTGGATGAGCTCGGCCGGCAGTTGGAGCTGCATGCGGAAGCCGTCACGGACGTGCTGGACTCGCACCGGGGGGACTGGGGAGGCGGCATCTTCTACACGGGCGGCTACGAGGTGACTTTCGGCGGCATGAAGCACGGCGGCAAGAACTTCATCCAGAGCGCGAAGGTGGCCTTCGAAGTGGACGTAAGCATCGGCTGATGAGGTGAGGAGAGGATCTTATGCCCTGTTACATATCGTCAAACAACAACCGTTTCTATGCGGCCGTCGAGACCGCTTACGGAACGGTGCCTGCAATCACTGCGAGCAACCGATTTCCCGGCGTGAAGCTGGCCATGAGGCAGGACGTCGACAAGCCGCAGCGCAAAGACAAGACGGGAACGCGCACCTTCCAGGGGTTATCGCCGAATCTTCGCAAGCAAACGACGTTCGACTTGAGCAGCTACATGACGGGCTGGGCGGATGGGACGGAGCAGCCGGGGTACGGATCGCTGTTCCAGGCCGCACTGGGGGGCGAGGCGCTGGTGTTTGCCGGCGGCGCGGCCGGGGCGGGTTGCGAAGGGAGGACGCTGGTCTTCTCCGCTCCGCACGGGCTGGCTGCCGGGCAGGCGGTGACCTTTGACGGAGAGATCCGGTTCGTG